TCATGATGGTGAGTGGTCATGGTAGCCTGCTTCTTTCTGATGTCTGAAAGCTAGGATATATACTGCATCGTCGATTGACTCGTGGCGGTACAGGGCCACGTATCCAGATTTCCCAAAGGCAATGATTAGCTCGCGCATCTCTGGCATTTCATGGAACGGTCGGCCAATGTCGGGTGCTGTTTCTAGTAGCAGTAATTGTTCTTCGATGGCTTGACTAGCTCGTTTGGCTGCTTCTGAGGATTTGGTGGCTAAAAACTGCCGGCATCGTTCCAAACCTTCCGCTGCACCTTCGGTGACGATTACTTGTGGCACTCTGGCGTTTCTCTTTCGTTCTTGGTGCCCCAGGTGTTTAGCCATGTACGAACTTCCTGTCCTGTTAGGTGACGATTGGTTTCCTTATAGGCGGCCCATGATGCCAATGCTTCCTGTTTGAAGCTGTCACGGGCTTCTTCTCGTTCAACGTACTGTTGGATGGCTTCGAGCATGATCCAATGTGCTGAGCGGCGGCGTTGGTTGGCGAGGTGTTCTACACGGCTTTTTAGTGTGTTGTCGATCTTGAGTGATGTTGCCATAATGAGTTTCTTATCACTTAGTGATACTTAGTAATAACGTATTCCTTTATTGTTTTTTTGTCCATCTACTGGGCGTTATCTGAGCATTGCTGTATAGAGTTCTGTTGCGTGTGTGGGGGTGTAGGGGGTTCCCCCTACGGTGACGCTTTTTTCCAGCGTTGTGTCAGCGCTGAGGTGAGCAAGGCATCCGATACTGTCTCCGCGTCCCTCGCTAACCATTTTCCGCAAAACCGCTTTTATAGGCGCGTTAGGCAGGCGCTGATCATCGGACGGGGCAAAGCCGCCCTGCGACATGTCCGCCCTACCATGCCTGTATATGTTTAAGGACCTAGGAGAGGGTCATGTTTAATTATGTATGGGAGCAGGCTGCGACCCGATGGTTAGTGGAAAAATCTTACAAAGCCACGGCGCATGAGGATGCCGCCAAACTGCGATGGCTGGCTCCCCACTTAGCTAGAACCTTATTAATCGATATTGATGGCGATTTCATTTTGCGTGTCGCCATGTTGAAAGCCAATCAAACAACACCGGCCACTGCGAATCGTTATTTAGCGCTCATTCGTTCTATTTTGCGCCGTGCCTGTGATATTTGGCGCTGGATTGATAGGTGTCCTGCTATTGCACTTTTTCCTGAGCCTAGCAAGCGCGTGCGTTGGTTGACCCCGGCTCAGGTGCGCTCGCTGCTGGCGGAGTTGCCATTGCATCAGCGCGATATTGTGGTGTTTGCCTTGGCTACTGGATTGCGTCAGGCCAATGTACTCAAGTTGCATTGGCATCAGGTAGATATTGTTCGTAAGGTGCTGCGCATTCCTGCTGATCAGGCCAAGGGGCGCCAGGCGATCCGGATTCCGTTATCGGTGCATGCCGTGGGAGTGCTTCAGCGGCAGTATGGCCAGCACGGTGATTGGGTATTTACGTACCGTGGGCAGCCTATAAGAGGTGTGAATACTCGTGCATGGCGTCACGCGTTACAGCGGGCCGGGATAGGAGATTTTCGTTGGCATGATTTACGGCATACCTGGGCGTCATGGCACGCACAGGCCGGCACGCCGCTGTATGTGTTGCAGGAGCTTGGCGGCTGGCAGTCCGAGTCAATGGTGCGTCGCTATGCTCACTTGACGCCAAGTCATTTTTCTGGTTATGCGGAAGCTATGCTTGATTCCATGCAGGGTAAAACGCTGCTCATCGGAAATCACTTTCTCTCGGATCGCTAAGGCCATCAGCCTCTACCATGCAGGATCCAATGCTGATTTTGTGAGCGGGCGTCCTGATTCGGCCAAAACGAGGTGACGATCTTTAGGGCGTAGTTGCTGTGGGAGATGATTGCGATTCAATACGGCTGCCCGATGCGTGAGTAGCTCCTTCCATGCCTGACGTAGGCTAGGTGTCCAGCGCGTGATGTTGTCGCGGCTTCGTTTACGGCGGTTGCTCAAAATTCCATGCTCGGTCGTGTTGGCTTCGGTCAGTGTGATGGCTTCAATGCCTCTCAAACGGCAGGTGTAGGTAATGTATATCAGTGGCGCGATGTAGCATGGAACACTGCCTGCTGTATGCGGCTTGAGCCGCCCTCTGTGCGTGGCAAATTGCAAGATCGCTGCGAATGCTTCATGTGTAGGCATGCCATCTCGTTTACGCTCTGGTGCCTGTCTCACCCCTTTGGCCGGTCCAGTGTTATACCCATACCGGTTTTATACCTGTGGACGATTTCTGACTGACGCTGATAATCCACCTTTGTGCGTGCCGCTAGTTGCTGAAAATCTGTGCTACTTAGGTAATGGGTTATGACATGACCAACAGTCCCGCTTTCAGTGACATCGGAGCTTGCTGTGCTGCTGGATGGCCTGCACCAGCGGTGTGACGTGCTGTGCGGCACTGTGGTGCATGCCTACAAAGAAAATACCCAGGCTGGTGCCGATCCACCGCAGGAGTGCGGCGGGCAGGACGCAGGGGTTGAGAGCGCTCACGATGCATCGCCTTCACACAGGGCGCGCTCATTGGCACGACGCAATATCAGGCCGCGCACTTCGCGGCCATCGGCGTGCTTCCAGCGGTCCAGTTCGGCACAGACTCCCGGCCAGTCGTTGTCTAGGGCCTTGCGTTGCAGGGTGCTGCCGCACACCACCTTCGGCCCCAGGTTGAAGGTAGCCGACACCAGCGCCGCTGCCACGTGGGGCAGCATCGGCACCTTGATGCAGCGGCGCACGTAGGTATTGGCCTCGAGCAAGTCGGCTTGCAGGAACGCATCGCAATCAGCCTTGGTGTACGTTTTGCCACGGATCACGTCCGGACCCGTATGGCCGTAGCACACCGTCCACACCCCGACGATGTCCTGATATGGACGATATTTCAAACCTTCCCAGTACGACACGGTCGGCGTGGCAATTGCCAGCACCACGCCGACGATGTCCTGATATGGACGATATTTCAAACCTTCCCAGTACGACACGATCGGCGTGGCAATTGCCAGCACCGCCGCAATGCAGGTGACGGCCAGAGGACCCGGGTGGCGTGGCGAGGAGCGTTTTTTATGCCTTGCCATCCGTCTGTTCCCGTTTCACCTTTCACCCTTTTTAACCTTGCGTTTCTTCCAGTCCACCCTCCATTTCCACAGCAGGTGGGCCGCTTGCAACAGGATGTATAAGCATGTTGCCACCTCAATGATGACATCGCTGGTCAGCACGGTCACGCTGACTGGCACCGCGGATTTTGCCACGGCCATGCCAATGGTGATTATCATTTCGTAACGCATGGTGTGATTCCCGAACATGGCTGCGATCTCTCCTGGCTACCCCCCTGAAAAAAATCTCCGCGCCGCTCCGACAGCGCCGTGACACTTGAAAATCATCAGGTCTGCACGCGGCCAGCGCCCGGCAGTAACTTGACCTTGACGGTGCGTGCCGACGCGCCTGCGGTTTCAACAGCGATGCAGCTGTTGATCAGGTCGCCCGCGGCGGCGTCTTTATTGACGAACGCGGCCTCACTCAGGCTCCAGATCGGTTTGGACCATGCGTTGATCACCTGGCCGTTCTTCTTGGGCAATCTCCAGACGCCTTCGACAGCGGCTTCACCATTGGTGTTATCGGCGATGGTGGTCAGCGCCACGCCCAGCAGTGTGCCCAGCAGCACCACGCCACCGGACAGCATCGGGTTGCCAAAAGTAATAGACACGTCAGCGGTGAATGTCAGGTGCTCGCCGGGTTTGATGTAGTTATTAGCCATGTGGGTGTCCTCAGTACATTGGACGGTGGCGCGGCCTGCACCAGCGTGATAGTGATGGGGGTTTAGGCGCCCTTGTTACGGGTGGCTCCTCTCCAGCCGACGGCGCCGACGCCGTAGCGGTGGACGACTTTCCAGCTCAGGCCATCGGTGCGGAAGTTGGTGTCTTGTTCCAGGGTGGGGGGCTGGACGCCGTTGAGAAAGGCGACCTCAATGACCGGTTCGATGTTGGGATCGGCAAAGGTGTACCAGGCGCTGCCGGTCAGGCGCGGGGTATCGACGACGTCAGTGAACAGGCCGCGCACCACGTTTGGTTTGCGCTGCTGCTTGTCCGTTTCGTCGTTATATTCCTGGGCGTTGAGTTCGCGCGCCTTGCTACCCAACGACAGTGCGCTGAGCCAGATGGCCGGGACGATGTCGATAAAGTCATTGCTGCCCACGTCCATTTGCTGGGCCATCAGTTGCCGGGCGGCGTCGATGCTCTCAATGGATGGGGGCGCTGCGGTCGGGATGTTGGCATGGTCGGCATGGAACAGGGTGTTGCCGTCGCTCATCCTCGGGCCGAGGCCGTTGTTTAACGCCAGCAGGGCGTAGACGTCTTTCTCAATGGTGCGCGCCGCCGCCTGGCCGAGGGCGGTGGTGGGACGCGAGAAGGCGCCGAGGTCGTCGTTGACGAGCACTTCCGGGGTGATCTGCAAGATGCGGCCTTTGCGGACTCCCTGGATGGTTTCTTTGGCGGCGTCGGAGAGCACGCCGTTTTCATACTCGCCTTCCTCGTTGACCGGCCTCAGGTCGGAGAAGGAGCCCATGTGATAGCGGTGGTGGGGGCGGTAGTCGGTTAGGGAACCGGTGGCACAGAAGCGCGGCCAGGTGTAAGCCTGTAAGCGATAGGCGGCCAGCAAGGTTTTGTGGAGGACGTTCTCCAGGATCACCGGGAAATCGCCGGTACTCTGGGCTAACGCCATGCGTGAAATTTGGTCTCGATCCATGATGCGGGTATTGACGCCGCTGGCGATCAGCGATTGCTCGGCCAGGATGTAAAGCGGCTGGTGGGCGGCGGGGTTGTCTTGGCGGGCGGTGGCGGCTTCATGGCCGGTCAGGATGCCGGCGCGGGCGAGGATGCCGGCGGCGATGCGTTGCCGGCGGGTGTCGTGTTCGTCGTGCACCAGGTGGATGCCGTCCGGGGGGCTGCGCGGTGCCACGGCCAGCGGCATGGCGCCGCCGGGCAGGCGCTGTAACAGGCGAGCCTGGGCTTGTGCGACGCTCAGGCGCGGATCGGCCAGGCAGGCGGCTTCCAGTTCACGCACGCCGGGCACCTCGGCAAAGGCGGCGAAGACGTCGCGGATGCTGGTGTTGCGTGCGATGAGGGCGGTCATCGGGGCGTCGTTGGCGGCGGTCTCCGCGGCAGGGTCGGAGGCGGGGGTGTTGACGCTTGGCGTGGGCGCGCTGGGGCCGGCCTGGGCAAGGATGACGTGCAATTGTTCTTTCATGGCGGTGTCCTGGATATGGGGCATCACAGCGCGCTGCTGGGTGTGGTGGAGGGCGGCAAAGGCAGAGGCGGTGACGGTGGTCTGGATGCGGTGGCGTAAGGCGGCCGCGACGGCGGGGTGCGGGTGGGTGGATATGGCATGGATGTAGGAACGCAGCGCGGCGGCGGCGGCGGCATCACTGAGGGCGTCCGCACTGGGATCTGTGTCGATGATGGTGTCGGCCAGGCCGGCGCTGATCATCTGCTCGGCGGTAAACCAGTGGTCGCCGCCGTCGCTGAGCATCTGTTCGATGGCGTCGGGTTGGGTAGCACGGGCGCTGTAGCTGGTGAGCATGGCGGCGGCGATCGCGTCCAGTCCCGCGGCCATGTTGCGCAGGTCCTCGGCAAAGCCGCAGACGCCGGCGCGCGGGCCGTGGATCATCATGGTCGAGTTGCGGTACACGCGGCGGGTGGCGCCGGCCTGGGCAATGAGGCTGGCGATGGAGGCGGCCACGCCGTCAATGGTGATGGTGACGGTCGCCGGATGGGTGTTGAGTGCGTTGAAGATGGCCAGGCCATCGCTGACCACGCCGCCATCAGAGTTGATGCGCACGTTGATCACCGGGGCGGTGATGGCGCTGAGCTGGGCGGCGATGCTGGAGGCGGTGATGCCCTCCTCCCAGAAGGTATCGCCGATGGGGCCGTAGATGAGCAGTTCGGCGGCGTCGGGGTGGCGGGTGTCCAGGGCCAGCACCGATGGGCCGCGGGCCTGCGGGGCGCTCTGCTCCAGGGCGCTGGCGTCCAGGGCATTGATCGCTTTGGGGAGGCCGCCAGGGCGTGTGTTGGCTGTCATGGTGTTTGGTCCTCAGGGGGGGCGTCTTCGGCGGCGTCCGGTTCGTCCGCCGCGGGGGCCGGCGCGGCGGCGGGGGTCTGGAATACGCTCAGTGACAGGCCGCGTGCGGCGGCCCATTGCTTATCGAGAGACAGTTGTTCCAGGACGTCGTACATGCGTCCGCCGCGTTCGGCGATGACGCTGCTCAGTGAGCGCACCCCGGCTTGGACTTGAGCGGTGAGTGCGTTGATTTCTTTGAGCGGGTCAATCCAGGGCATGGAGGGCGGCAGGTAGTCGGCACCGACGGCGCTGGCCAGGGTGACGCCACGCGGCAGCACCAGTTCCCCGGACACCACAGCCATTGCAATCAAGCGTTCGTATACGGGGCGCACCATCTGGGAGATGAATTCGTAGGCCAAGACGCCGTAGGCGCCGTATTGCTCGACCAGTTCTTGACGTTGGGCGCTGTAGGTGCCGTTGTAGTTTTTTGATAGGGATGAGAAGGAGATGCGCATCGGGGCGGCAATGGCACGTAATTGGCTGTTGCGGTAGGGCTCCAGGTTGGCGTTGGGGCGCTTGCTGTCGATGGTCTCCACGGTCTCGCCGGGGCGTAGATCGTCAAAGATCATGCCGGCCTGCAGGCGCATGCGGCGGTCTTGTTGGCCGGGGGTCTGTGCGTCGTAGAGGGTGGGGTCGCCTTTGACGATGACGGCGGCCATGCTGGCGGCGATCTTGGCGGCGATGCGTTCGGATTCTTCGTAGTCTTTGAGGTCTTCGATACGGGTGAAGGTGGACGCCAGCAGGCTGATGCCGCGCACTTGGCCGATGCGGTCGATGGTGCGCAGGTGGCGGATCAGGTCGGCGGGAACGAACTTTTTTTCCGGTATGAGTACGTACGCATCGCCGGGGTTTTGTTTGTAGACGTAGTAGCCGGTGGCGCGGCCCCAGGCGTTACGTTGGACGCCTTGCAAGATGTTTTGGGATGGATCGTCGTAGTCCAGGGGGACGAAATCCGGCTCTAGCATTTCGATGGAAAACGGGATCGCTGAGCCGTGTTGCAAGGTGGGCAGGAAGCCGCGTATTTCTTGGACGAAGGCTTCGCCATCGCGCAGCCAGGTGCGCGCCAGCAGGCGCTGGACGCTGGGCCAGTCGTGCATCCAGGTGACTTCGGGCCGCTTAGACCAGGCTTGGTACAGGGGCATGATCTGGTCAACGACAGATTCAACCAGGGTGCCGGCGGCATCGCGGGGGGTGGGGATGATGTTGATGCCGTTGGGGCCGATGATGTTCTGCACCAGGGTGGACAGGCCGCCGCTGATGATGTCGTGGTTGCGGTCTAGGTGGCGGGCCTGGTGGCGCAGGGCGCTGCCGTTCATGGTCACGATGGTGTTACCGCTGCCGAATTCACGCGCCGCTTGGCGCAGGTGGGTCTTCTCGGCAGCCTCGTAGGCTTGGCGGTAGGCGACGGCTTTGATGCGGTGCTGGGCGCGGGAGGCGGCCCAGGCCGGCGCCATCTGGAGCAGCGCGCGGTCGAAGGCGGCGACGATGCGGTGAAGACGCGGGGCGGCGGCGCTCATGGGCGGCCTCGGCTGAAATCGGCGATGGCCACGCCAGCGGTCCCGGTCACGGATTCGGCGGCGGCGCGGCGCATCCATTTGTCTAGTTCATCACCAATCCATTTGGCATCGGCACGGGTCACTTGGCGCTCGCCCAGACGGACGGACTGACCTGCCAGCACTTTGCGGTAGGCCTCCTGTAATAGGGCGACGTGTTCGGTAGCGATGCTCATGAATGAGCACGTTATCTACCCAGGTGCGCACAATCTCGGGGAATGGTGCGCACCCTCAACGTGCTCAGTGCCGTTCTAGAAAATGAACGTGACCGTTCCTTAAATCCCTTGCTTATTTTCGCTTATAAGCGAAAATAAGGGGGCGTAGGGAAATAGGTTTTCTAAAAAAATGGGTTTTCTAATAAGTGGAAATCATGTTCGAGATAAAACATTACATCACCGATGATGGCCGTGACTTGTTCTCAGAGTGGTACGAGCAGGTAAAGGATAACAAGGTGAGAATTGCGATCGACCGACGTTTGTACAGTGTCGAGCTTGGAAATTTTGGCGACCATAAGCCATGCAGGGAAGGTGTCTGGGAGCTTCGTATCGATTTGGGATCAGGCCACCGCATCTATTACGCGCAGGTTGGAAAAACTGTGATCTTGCTGCTTTGCGGTGGCATTAAGCGTTCTCAGGAAGCAGACATATCCAAGGCGTGTGAATCCCTGAAGGACTGGAAGCGCAGCAACGTGAAATAA